TAGGAGCAAGGGTGAAAGCGGCAAAAGGGGAGGGGGGTAGTCAAAACTTGCCCCTAAAATCACCACGAACGTATGGCTAGTCGCGCTTTTGTGAGCGTTGGATTAAATACAAAAAGCCACTGTCTGGGAAACGGGCAGTGGCTTTTTTTGAACCTATTGGAAGGAAACGGCTAAGTAGCGAACCAAGCTTCGCGGATAATGGTGATTTATGGGTAGAGGCGCTAAACCAGATTTGAATAACGTGATCGGGTTGCCGCTGCACAAGAAGCCTGAAGCCGCGCACAAGGCTATTGCAGAAGAGTTGCGGCCTGTTGATTTGTCAGATAATGAACGTGCCGTCTGGGATCGCCTTGGCCCCTACCTGGCTTTGCTGGGTAGATTGAAACCTCACTATGTTGATGCCTTCACAGAGTATTGCATCATCACTGTACGTATTCGTAAGGCACGCAAGTACCTTGATGATGAAGACTGGACATACATCACCACCAGCCGCAACGGCACCCAGCACAAATCACGACCAGAAGTTGCACAGTTAAACGATGATTGGCGCAAGTGGCGCACCCTGGTTGGTGAATTTGGTCTTGCGCCATGTGCAGAGCGTGGCGTCAAAGGTGATGCTCAGGCCGATCTGTTTGACGACTTCGACAGCTTTTAGTTTGTGTCAGATCCTAAAGAGGTTGGCCGCCTTGGTTTAATCAAGGCAGTTGAATATGCCGATGACGTACTGAACGAACGCATCATAGTTGGCCGCTACATGCGCCTGGCTGTTGAGCGCATCCAGCGTGATTTAATCAATGGCCATGAGCGCGGCCTGGTGTTCGATGATGATCGTGCAGCGCGTGCGTTGGCAATGTTTTCATACCTGCGACACTCAAAGGGCCAGCAGTGGGCAGGCAAACAAGTCGATCTTGCGCCATGGCAATGCTGGGGCATTGCTCAAGTGTTTGGCTGGGTAAATATTGAAACAGGCTATCGTCGTTTTGGCACGGTCTACGATGAAGAGGCACGTAAGAACGGCAAGACTACCAAGTTGGCAGGCATAGGTCTGCTAGGTTTAATGAAAGATGACCAGGGTGCGCCGGAAGTTTACAGCGCAGCCACCAAGCGTGATCAGGCCAAGCTACTGTTTAAAGAAGCTTGCCGAATGGCGATGAAGTCCAGCGCTTTGCGGCGTCGATTGATCATTACCAAGAACAGCATCGAATGCCCCAGAAACTCAGGTGAGTTCCTGGCCTTGTCTGCAGATGAAAGCACCCTGGATGGGCTTAACCCCTCAGTTGCCTTGATAGATGAATTGCACGCACACAAAACCAGTGGCGTTTGGGACGTCATTATCTCGGCCTTGGGTGCCAGGGCAGAGCCGCTGATCTGGGCAATCACCACAGCAGGTTTTAATCAAAACGGGATTTGTTACGAGCTACGTGACTATGCAATCAAAGTGTTGGAAGGCGCGGTCGATGATGATTCGTTTTTCGCTGCCATTTACACGCTTGATACCGAAGACAAGAACAACCCAGATGATCCTTTTGATGAAGCTAACTGGATAAAGGCAAACCCGAATTTAAACATATCGGTAAACCTGGACTACCTGAGAAAACAGGCAAAGACTGCCCTGGTAATGCCCAGCGCATATACCAACTTTCTTACCAAGAACCTAAACATCTGGGTAACAGCCGCCATCCTCTGGTGCAACATGGCCCTATGGAAACAGCGCGGCATTGATTACACCTATGAAGCGTTTGTCGCCTGGGTAAAGGTAAACGACGCCAAACTCTATGGCGGCCTAGATTTGGCCAACACGTCTGATTTGGCGTCAATAGGATTGATCGCCGTTGCTTCAGATGGCAACTGGCGTACCTGGGGCAGACACTACCTGGCAGAAGACAGAGCCAAAGACCCTAAGCAGAAAAACAGAAACCTGTACATGACATGGGAGCGTGGCGGCTGGTTAACGCTCACACCAGGCAATGTCTGTGACTACAACTTCATCAAAGCAGACATCATTAAGCTGCATGAAGAGTTTTTGTTTGAGCAAATCAACTTTGACCGCTGGAATAGTTCGCAGCTGGTAATCGATCTGATTGAAGAAGGCTTGCCCATGGCAGAGTTTGGCCAAGGCTATGTTTCGATGAATGCGCCCATGAAAGAAGTAGAGCGGCGCTACCTGTCAGACGACTTGATGGAACACCCAAACGATCCATGTTTGACCTGGGCAATGAGCAACCTGGTTGCCAGGAAAGACCCAGCCGGCAACATCAAGCCGGACAAAGATAAAAGCTCAGAAAAAATAGACCCTGCAGTTGCATTGATTATGGCAGCAGGGGCAGCCATGGCGGGTGAAGAACCAGAGCCAGAACCGGAGATAATCCTACTCTAATGTTTCTTGGGAAACGAAAAAAGCTAGAAGCAGAGAATGCACAACTGCGCGAACAGCTCAGAGATTCTGACGCTGCTGAACCGCACATGGGCATTGTGAACGCTGTCGAAAGCTCAGAGATCGTGCGCGGTCACAACCTGTTTGATGTATTTACAGGTGGCACCAGCGCGGCTGGTACAGTTGTCAACGAACGTACTGCAATGTCAGTGTCAGCAGTCTATGCCTGTGTTGCCCTGGTCTCTGGTGCAATCTCAGGCTTGCCTTTGCCACTCTATGAACGTGCAGCCACAGGTCGCAAACGTGTTGATAATAATGATGTCCACTGGCTGCTTAACAATGAACCTACGCCGGTATTCTCTGCAGCCACTTTTTGGGAATATGCCGTCTCTTCGATCTTATTGGGTGGCGATGGCTTAACCGAGATCAAACGCAACTACCGGGGTGATGCCTTAGGTTTCGTGCCTCATCACTTCAATCGTGTTGAGCCAATCAAAAAAGACAATCGTCTTATCTATCTGATTTATCCAGAAGAGGGTGATGTCTACGCTGCTGATCAAGACGACATGCTGCACTTTCCTGGCGTGGGTTTTAATGGCCTGCGCAGCCTGTCACCAATCAGGCACGCCGCCAAGAACGCCATCGGCACCGCCATTGCAGCCAGTGAATACAACGCTGAATTTTTCGCCAATGGTGCCCGGCCAGATTTTGCTTTAACAGCAGCGGGCAAGGTAGACAAAGAAGCGCGTGAAAACCTTCTGGCAACCTGGAACCAAAAACACCAGGGCGGTGGCAAGCGCCACATTCCCGCCATTCTCTCAGGCGGTTTGGATGTCAAAGAACTCACCATGTCAGCGCAAGACTCACAGCTGATAGATATATTGCGGTTTCAGGTGGTTGATATCGCCAGAGCCTATGGCGTGCCACCACACATGATTGCAGAAACAGGTGAAAGCACCACCTGGGGCACAGGTATAGAACAGCTGACCATCGGCTTTGTGAAGTTCGCCTTGCGCCCACACCTTAACCGCATCCAGCGTGAACTAAACAGAAAGCTGTTCCGCAAATCAGACCTATATCTTGAATTCAATGTTGATGGCCTGATGCAAGGCGACTCAAAAGCCCAGGCAGAATACTTTGCCAAGGCCCTGGGTGGCCCTGGTTCACAAGGTTGGATGGCGGTTGATGAAGTCAGGCGATTGCAAAACCTTTCACCTCAAGGTGATGAGTTTGCCAAAGTACATAAATCAGGGGAAAAACCCAATGAAAAACAACCTACTCAAGCTACTGATCAACAATAAAGCGGTAAACGCTTCATATCGCATTGAAGCCTCTGGTGACGATGAAGAAACCGTCTACCTTTATGACGCGATTGGTGGTTGGTATGGCATCGAGGCACAGCAGTTTGTTAAAGATCTGAATGCAATCACAGCGTCAACCATTCATCTGCGCATCAACTCCCCTGGTGGTGATGTCTTTGAAGCCAGGGCAATGGCCACAGCCATCAAGGCACACCCTGCAAAAATCATTGCCCACGTTGACGGCCTGGCAGCCAGCGCGGCCACTTACATTGCCGTGTCATGCGATGAAGTTGAAATTGCCAAAGGTGGTTTCTTTATGATCCACAACGGCTGGACATTGGCGATGGGTGATAAAGGTGAGCTGACTAAGGTGGCAGACCTGTTGGCCAAGATCGATGTAACCATCACAACTGATTACCTCGACAAAATTACTAATGTCCTAAAAGAAGCTGGCGCCGATAGCGGTCAAGTCACAGCCTGGATGGATGACGAAACCTGGTTCACTGCAGAGGAGGCAGTTGAACACGGTTTTGCTGATCGCCTGTTTGAAGGTGAAGAAAAAACCCAAAACAGCTGGGATGTCTCAGCCTACGACAAGGCACCAGCGGCGCTGTTAAGCCCGGCCCCGGCCAACGAGGTTGAATATGATCGAGAACATTTAGAGCGTCGCGTCAAGATGCTCAACGTTATTGGCTAGCGGTTTCCCGCAAGCCCATATCAAGCCCCGCCATGTGCGGGGCTATTTATTTGTAAACCACAAAAGAGGAAACGCACTATGAGCATTCAAGCTTTGCGGGAACAGCGTGCAGCCTGCGCATCAAAACTCAATGCACTAATGAAAGATACAGAAGGCAAGACCTGGGAAAACTCCCACCAGGAACAGTACGATAGTTTTTGCGCTGAAATCGAATCGATTGACGCCAAGATTGTGCGCGTTGAAAACGTTCTCAATATTGAGGCTGCCAGCGCCAATGAGATTCGCGCTATAGCTGGTCAGCATGGCATTTCTGATGATCATGCAGCAGCAGTCAAGGCGGCTAAGGATCAGATGTTTGTTGCCTGGTTGCGTGATGGCCAACAGGGTCTGAATGCAGAACAACAGCGTATTCAGCAGTCGCGCTTTCTTGAAGTCAAGAACGTTATGTCAACCGGCACAGCTTCAGAGGGTGGCTACACCGTTCAGACTGAAATGGCACGTTCGATTTCAGAGGCTATGTCTGCTTACGGTGGAATGCGTAAGGTTGCCGAGATTTTCCGCACTGAGTCTGGGGCAGCCCTTCCTTTCCCAACCAGTGATGGCACTAGTGAGGAAGGCGAAATCATTCCTGAGAATGGTTCAGCAACTGATGAAGATCCGAACTTTGGCATCAAATCTCTTGCTACTCAGAAGTTTAGCTCCAAGGTTATCGCCATTCCTTTCGAGTTGCTGCAAGACTCGGCCTTCGATATGGAATCCTTTGCCCGTGGTCGTATTGAGCAGCGTCTGGGTCGCATTACAAATCGGATGTACACCACTGGCACGGGTTCTGGCCAGCCTATGGGTGTTGTGACTGCATCTGCCTTGGGTAAGGCTGGTGCTACAGGTAAGTCAACCAGTGTTGATTTAGATGACCTGACAGATTTGGAGCATAGCGTTGATCCGGTTTATCGTGAGAGCGGTTCTTGTGGCTATATGTTTCATGACACCACGCTGCGTGATATCAAGAAGTTGAAAGACACAACAGGTCGCCCACTGTGGCTGCCTGGTCATGACGTCGGCGCGCCTGACATGATCAACGGCAAGCCTTACACCATTAACCAGCACATGCCAGTGATGGCGGCTAACGCCAAGTCAATTCTGTTTGGTGACTTCTCTCACTACAAGATTCGTGACGTGATGGCCATGCTGATGTTCCGCTTCACCGACTCGGCGTATGCCAAGAAAGGCCAGATTGGCCTCATGGCCTGGATGCGCTCAGGCGGCAACCTGGTAGATGTCGGCGGTGCAGTTAAGCATTTCCAAAACTCTGCAACTTAATAACTCGGCGCTATAAAAAGCAATTGTCTAAACCCATCTGGAGGCCAAGTGCCTCCAGATTTATTTGGAGCATTCAAATATGAGTCAGTTAAACCAGGCAGACACAGAAGCCAAGGCCAAAGCAGACGCTAAAACAAAAGAAGTTCGCGTTCTTGTTGATTGCAACATCGATGGCCAGAACTGCAAACCCAATGACACCCCAGCCATTGCTGTTGATCTTATTAAGCAGTTAGAGAAAGACAACAAGATTGACAGCAACACAAAGGCCGTTGCTTACGCCAAAACACAGCAGCCAAAAAAGGCCGCTGATGATGAAGTGATCAGCTAATTCGTGGCAACAAGGAGCAAACACCATGAGTTCAAAAACCAACTATTCAGAAAACAAAATTCTTGATTGCCTCTACCGTGGACAGTCAATCGTAGTCGATGGTCAAACGCTTAGCTGGACGGTTGCGCCAAACTGGTATATCGGTTTGGGTGTTGCCGATCATATTCACGCAACCGGTTTACCTGTTGCGTTGAACGACACTGTTTTTGTTGAAACAGACTCCCTTGGCTGGAAGCTCTATAAAGTTACTACCGGTGGTGACTTGGCAGGCGTAAAACCAAGTTATCCAGGTGCAAACGATGAGGCCATTGCAGACGGCACTGCTGTACTCACAGAGCAATACACAGCGCTTGAGGCAGGCACTGCTTTTGTTGAGCCAGCCAGCGCCGACTATGCCCGTGTCGCAGTGTTGTCTAGCCTGGCCAACTGGTCTGGCACCCAAGGGGCAGGCACCACCGTGGCCAGCAATGGCACCGATGGCACGATTGAAAACAACAACCCGATTACCTACCCAGATGCATCAACTGCAGGTTACGGCAAGGTAGGTATGTTCGGTTTCTTTGATGCGGCAACAGGTGGCAACCTCTACCGCAAGGCCTTCATGAGTTCGCCGGTTGATATCGGTCTGGGTGCGGCAAACATCTCGTTTGCCAACAACCAGCTGACCAACCAAGAAGATAACTAATCATCAATGCTCCCGTATTGGCGGGGCAATCTCTTTGCCCATATAAAAACAATCATAGGGCGCGTGGTTGAGGGTGTAAGCAATGCAATTGTGGAAGCCAAAAAAGTGCAACTGCCTCTGGTGGGTGATTGTCATGAAGTACCGGCATGCTGGCTACATTATTCCGGCGGGTTCGCACTACGGATGGTGGCCACATTTTTACTGGTCGCCTGACGGAAAAAGAAGATTTGAGTTTGCGCCACCTAAGCATGTGGGTGGGCTGAAATTTCCACCGTTATTTTTTCGTGGTCGTGTTCAAGAACTGCTGTCTGAAACGACTACCAGAACGGTTAAATATTCGGGTCGGGTTAAGACTGAAACGATTTGTAGAATATAGGACTAAAAAAATGGTATTCAGAGCAAGCACCACCTCACCACAAGCGGCATACGCAACTTTAAAAGCGGCGGCTGTACAGTTGAAGATAAATTTAGTTTCAATTGAGTCACATCTGGCCACTACGTTTGTTAATTATGACTATGTGCGAGATGTCTTCAAAACACTGCAGCGAGCAAACAATCAATTCACGACATTGAAAACAACCCCTGGCATTGATCAATATGCGAAAGACCAAGAGGGCGACCAGACCTATGATGTTGTTGCCGCAATTACCGCCATTCAGGGCGCTATTGCTACTGCATTGACTGGCATCAACGATCAGGCACCAACAACGGTCAATTTGATTCCGCCATCCCAATGGGGTGATGACAACACCATGATTGCCGACGTGCTGACTGATACCCAAACAACTGATTTGCGCGGTGTGCTTAGCTTGGTAATTGCTGAGATAGTCTAGTGATAATTAGTTATGTAGGGCGGCGTGGTTCAACGTGGTTAAATTCAACAGGGGCTTTATCTCGTACGTTGACATCACTCGGCGCTACAGCTAACAACCTATTGATTGCATCGCTACTAAAACGGGCCAGCAACGATTCCCCTAGCGTTTCAACTGGTTGGACATTGGCAGGCGAGGCTGCCGGGGCAGGAGCAACTCATACCGTTTGGTATAGGATTGCGACTGGTGATTCTAGTGACAATATAACGGTTACATGGGGCGACTCGGGTGAACCACAATTGACTGTTTGGGAGTATACGGGCAATGCAACCATTGACACACAAGATAGTTCGATTGCTACTAAATATACATATGGCACGACAAATAAACCAGGAAGTTTAATCCCGAATTCATCCGCGGGGGCTATGATTAGTGTCCTAGGGAATCCCGATTCATTGCAGTGGAGATCTAACGGCCCATTCATCGACTTGGGCACGCGTAATGATAAAGTCGGGGGTACATCTTGGGATCCACTACAGTCAATCGCTTTAATACCTTACACGTCTACAGCAGCCATCAATCCAACTTGGTCAACAACAGATACCGGTGGCGCAGCACTAGCGGTACAAATGTGTTTCAAAGAGCCTGCTGTCGCTGGTGGTATTGCCTTATCCGGTAACGCTGAAAGCGAATCAAAAACAACAGGCACAGCCAGCTTTACCATCCCCATGGTGGGTGTCTCGGCATCAATAACAACAGCAAACGCAACGATAACCACAGGCATTCCCTTTGCAGGCGGTATGGTCAGTGTCACTGAGGTTGACGGCAATCTTTCGCTGTCTGTCGGGCTGCAGGGTTCCATGTTGGCCGATGCTGTGGCGTCTGCCTTGCTGTCTAGCAGTTCACCTTTATTTGGGTCGGCTGGCAGCGTGGCAGATGCAAACGCCACTTTGTCAGTGGGCAGTGGTTTGGCTGGTTTTGCAGGTAGTGAATCAGATGCAGATGCTGCCTTGTCAGTCGGTGCTGATCTGGCAGGTTATGCGGGCAGTGACTCGGAGGCAAGCGCCGATTTGTCAGTTGGTTCTGGCTTGGCAGGCGCTGCCTTGTCTCAGGCGCTGGTCAATGGTGGTTTAAATCTATCGTTTAGTTTGGACGGCGCAACCCTGTCTGAGGCTCTGGCCTCTGCTGTGTTGTCGCTGGGTTCATCGGTGGATTTGTCAGGTGATATGGCTGCAGAGGCGTCTGCCAACTCGTCGGCATTACAGATGAATATTCCAATGACCGGTGCGGTTGTGTCGGCGGCTGATGTTGATGGTGTAGTCACGACCATCATGCCTATGGCGGGGGGTGGGGCATCGGTCACGGCTATGTTGGGGTCGCTTGATATCGGCATTGGCTTTGCTGGCAACGCCAATGCTGAGGCGATAATTAATAGCATGCTGAATTTCAAATTCAATCTGTCTGCTGATTTAGTGGCTCAGGCCTCGGCCTCGGGGTTGTTATCGGGTGCCGGTGATTTGGTCAGTGATGCGCGTTACCTGTCGCCATTCCACAGCCGTGATTATGTCTCACAACATAAGCCTCGCGCCTGGGTATCGGGTTTTAATTAAGGAGCTGCTTTCTTGAGTACGTTAGACCAAAAAGACCCGACTGAAATAGTGCCGGTCACATTCCAGTTTGACGCTCCACCCACGGGCAACGTGGTGATTGAAATCAGTATTGCCAAAGGTCGTGCCGATGCCAACACCAGCACCATGCCGGTAGGCGCGTATCAGGTCACGGGCAATGATGTTATCCAGTTGATGGGCGCTGGCCTTGATGATCGTGACTACCTGCTGCGTTGCACGGTAGACCAGGGTAATGAGCGCTATGTGAATTCGTGCATTTTGCCGGTGCGCCGGTCTGCTGGCAGATAGGGGTTTATGATGAAGCAAACTGTATTGCCAGAGATCGAGCCTGTCAGCTATGACCAGGCGGTTGCCCAGTTGGGTATGACTAGCGCTGAAGCTGACAACCACCGGCTTATGATTGAAGCCTTGATCGTTGTGGCACGCACTGAGGCAGAGGCGGCCACAGATCGGGTATTGATCACTCAAACCTGGCAGGCGTCGTTCGATTGTCTATCTACCCCTTTAAAGCTTGCGCGTCAGTCGGTTCAGTCGGTGGCTTCTATCACCTATGTTGATGTTGATGGCGCAACTCAAACGCTGGCTGCAGATCAATATCGCTTAACTGGCTGGGATAATAGCGAGATCATCCCTGCCTATGGCGTAACCTGGCCAACCCCTCGGGGTGATGCTGATTGCGTCACTGTGACCTGGGTGGCGGGCTATGGTGATGATGTTGAGGACGTACCCGCGCCGATTCGTCAATGGATACTGGTGCGCCTGGCAACCTTGTTTGAGCATCGTGAAGAGGTGGTTGCTGGCACCATCGTTTCGCCCATTAAAGCACTTGACTCTCTGTTGTCACCATACAAGGTGATCAGTGTATGAGGTCTGGCAAACTACGTTTCCTTGTTTCGCTGCAGTCAGCAACTACAGTTGAAAACGAATATGGTGAAGACGTAGAAACCTTTGCTGAATATGCGCCGGTCTATGCTGACATCATCCCCTTAAGTAGCAAAGAGTATTTTGCCGCTCAACAGGTGAATAGCGAGATTAGCATCAAGGTCATCATTCGTTATCGTAATGATGTCAAAGCATCACATCGGGTGGTGTTTAATGATCAGATCCTTGAGATTGTTGCACCGCCTATCAACCCCCGTTTTCGAAATCGTGAATTGCAATTGTTGTGCAAGGTGGTGTCATGATTGATGTCGAGCTTGATCCCTCACCAGATCGGTTGATTAAAGAGTTGCGCGGCCTGTCGGAAGATCTGC